GCTAGTAATCACATCTTTCCAATGTTTAGTCATCACTACATTTTCTAACAAAAAGTATTTAGGTTTTAATTCTTGCAATAAATAAACAAATTCCCAAAACAAATAACTTTGTCCTATAAATTCAAAACCGTCATTTTTAAATTTAAGGTAATCTTCCAATGTTAGAATTTCTTGATTACAAGATGTAAGCATACCTTGTTGTTTACCCGCAAAACTGAAGTTGGTGCAGGGCGAGCCTCCAATTAACATATCGATTTTCGGTAATCTACTAACGTCTAATTTAGTAATATCTCCCAACTGAATAATCTCAGGATGATTGTGCATAGCGACTTTAATTGCATGTTTGTCAATTTCACTCGCATAATAATTAGTCACAGGTATGTTATTGCGTTTCAACGCCGTAAGTCCTGCTGAGATGCCGTCAAAGCATGATAGGATATTCATAATTTTCTCCTGAGTTTAAAACAGTTACTTCTAAGTTAATATATTGAAGTCACAATTTACCATAAAAAGTAGGTAATTTCAATAGTTAGGCGTTTCTTAGGTTTATCACATAATCTTCGATAGTTACAATAGGTAATCTCTTTAGATGCTTATATCTCACATTAAATTCCCATAAATATGACTTATGAAAGTGTGCTGAATCGGTGTAGTGTTTCGATAGTTTTTGTTTAGGTATTCTTCGGTATAGAATTTATTATTAAATAAAGATTCCCATTCTAAAAAGTTACTTATATCTTGAAAGTGACTATACTTACGGTTTCTAAATGTTCTACTCACAATATGCCTCCACTTTTAGCATTCACCCCAACCCTACCGTTTTACCAGAGCGTGCGCCAGTGGCGGTGGAGAGGATGAAATAACGTGCTTCATCTTGGATATGATCCAAGCCTTTAGTATCTAAGTCATCAGGATTTTTAGAATCTCGCATCACTGTCGGTGTTTGTTCAATAAAATCGGTGCAGGTGTTGAATACAAATAATCCTGGCTTTTCTCGCACCGAATTTAGCGGACGTTTAGCATCTTCTAGCATCTTACGCATCATTTGCCAGCCGTGTACACGACTACCCGCGCCTTTATCTGACCTATTCCACACAATTCCCTGTACTGTTTGCCCGTTGTCTAGTCGTACAGGTTTTTGCATTTCAGACGCAATAGATGCACCTGACTTAATATCCCAGATTGAATTATCTGCTGCGCCAGGTTTGATCCTATCGTGAATGTTTAATGACATTTGACGCTCAATAATTCCTTTTGAAATCTCTGCACTAATCATAAACAAACCTTTACTAGGAGACCCTGCTTGCGCCCCGTACCATTCTGCAATTCTAAACACGTCACCTCGAATGGTACTAATTGTAGTACCGTCTCGAAGTTCTACATCACAACCGTCAGAAATCGCCCAAAAACCAACGCTAAACGGCGCACTACTTCCCCAATCAAATGACCTTGTGACTTGCCATGTTAATGGAATGTCGAATGGCTTTAGTACATGAGTTGTATAATCCCATATATCACCAAACATGGTTTCATTATCGTCTGCCGCGCCCCAGTCACCTAATAACCACTGTTTGCGCTTAATGGTATCTGAAATTGCGTTTAAATCCGCTATATATTCGACCGCAAGTTTACTGTTTTCCATCCAACTACTAAAAATATGACATTGTGTCTTAGTCACAATTTCTTCTTTCTGAGTTCTAGGATTGAATAATTTAGCTTCTGTTTTAAAAATTTCACCTGGAGCAGCTTTATCGATAAATCGTTTTTTTAATTCATTTCTCGAAGCCCCGCTAGGGTTTGTTGTTAAAAACATACACATTGGAATTTCTGGTAGAATTGTCCCGTCAGGCAAAGGATGTTCTTCTGGCACAAAAGAAGTTCTGTTTAAACTAGATAGTAAATCAATAATTTCTAATGATGGTAGCTTACTTACTTCGTTGACTCCAATATAACAATTTTTTGAGACTAATTTTGTCAATGGATTAACATAACAATTCACATCTTCAACGGTAATATCGATTGTTGGCTTTATTCCACAAGGTATAACTTGAATCATACCTCTATTAAACTTAAATTTAGTAAATACTGATTCATGCGTCCTATATGGATGTAAAAACCAATCGTTACCAACAACATCGCTCATTAACGCAACGGATTGTTTGTTTTTAGCCTTCTGAAAACCTCTAGTTTTACTGGTAAGAAGTTTATGGTCTATTGATTGAGTCTGGTGTCCGATAATGTTATTTTGCTTGTCAAACACATAAACGATATTACATTCTTTATCTTGGATAGGAAAAACTTTTGTTATTGCTTTGTACCCAATAGGCGTTAAAATCTTATCGCCTTCGACAACATCTTTTATTTCAATTAAACCTTTGCCTTCAATATCAACTAACTCATTGACATGTATACAGAATTCTTGTCCATGAAGAGAATAATAATCTTCTTCACTTGAGACAGAGCGTAATAATAATTCCTCACCAGTTTTCCAAACCCACCGATAGTCACCCTTACTAGACAAAAACTTTGCCCCGTCGTTGAATTGTGAAAAATACTTTTTAGTTTTACTTACAATATCATCTAACGCATGATAAGTTAAATCCGTGATTATTCCACGAAAATATCTACCATACCCGACACCTACGCTGGATCTGAACCGCATAATCTGAACGTCCGTGTTATGGACGGGAATATATTGATTTGTTGCCATGTACAGCGAATTTTCTGCTGATACACTTATGCAGGAAACTACATCTTGCTTAGAGAATTTTACAGATTTTATCTTAGGGTACAACCACCCAGTCCTAGTAGGTTTTTTATATTTTGACACTTTTCGAGATAACCTAAAAGGAATCATATCTAGCAATGAAAAATCGATATTATAAATTGGTAATTTTTGATTCATTCCTTCTTTCGGGTAGTAAACGGAACTTCTAGCATAACCACCTAAAGACCTAACTAATTGTAAAACGTCTAATTGTAACTGCTCGGATACTGTACAAATTCTAGCTCCGCATCTGGTGGGAGTTCCGTCCGCATCAGCCAATCCTTGTAAAAAAGATAATCTTGTTTTCACATCGTTATATAAAATTTCATCTGGTATGAATTTACCAATCGATTTTTTACCAAATAAGTTTAATTTTATTAAGCTGTCAGCTACTATTTTCTTACCACCTACCCATTCAAAAGATTCATTTTTATAACTATTATAAAACCCGTTAGTTTTCGCATACTCAATAGATTCATTGTCCATCGAGCCAAACCCAACTCTATTTTGAGAATGTCCTTTTTTAGATATTATTCTAGTTGAAAATCCGTCCCCGACATATAACCCTAGCATATAAGGAGAAATGTCTAAGTTGATTCTATCGTACATTATCGGATTTCTCATCGGTAATTGTGTAGGATAACCTTTATCACATCTATCTAGTATCTCAATGGTATCAATAGTTTTCCATTTTTTATCAATACCTCTATCGAAAGTAACAGTCCATAGATGATTATCTGACGCTTCAATAGTAGAACCGTCGGTAAATTCCAATTCATATACGTCTCTGGTATGGTGTCCAAATACGTCCGTTACAGAAATAACTTTACCATCACTCCCGAATACTAAATCGCCAGTTTTTAAATCACCATGATTTACCCAACCAAATGGTGTGGGTATTTTTGTCCATATTGGCAGACACTTTCCACCGCCTCTAGTGCCGTGATACAAAATAGTTGACGCTGGACACATAAGCGCGATTTCTTGAGATGTGCCCTTAAGCGGACTCCAAATTACTTTTCTATTATCCATATTTAATAATTCCCTCTGCGTAATAATTATGTACGTCTTGAATTGTGATTTGGCACTTATGACCGTCCCTAGTTAGATTTGGATAAATTCCACTATTAACCCGTCTTGATATTACCATCGGAGTCGCTCCACATAATTCACATAGATGCTTTGAATTAAAAATAGTATCTTCTGGTAAATTTTTAATGTTTTCTAAGTAGAAAGGGTATTCTTTTAGAAATTGACGTTTCTGTAATGCGTTAGAGATAGCGGTACAAGTAGATTCTGGAATATCTTTACCAATTTGCCAAGTAGACATTTTTGCTTTTGTTTCTTCTGAGTGAGTTCTGCCTAATTGAGATAGTCGTCTATTTTCGGTATGCTCAGGAGTTGCGACATACGGCTTTCTATTAGCTTTCATTTTAGCAATAACTTCAGGCGGTCTTTTTCTACCAGTCAACGCTCGTCGGACTTTCTCCTTGCTTTCCTTACAAGAGGTTTTATTATTACCACCTAATTGCAAATTATATCCGTTCGGAGATAACGTACCATGCTCAGAAATATAGAATTCTTCATATTTGTTAGCTTCGTCTAAGGTAAGATTGTTTAGTATAATTTCATGCTTGAAATTATCCCAGCCGTATTTCCTAATAGATTTTTGAAAATTTAAATAATGTTTTGAATCATTCTCATTTCTTGATGTAGAAACGTGACTATGACACCTGTGCTTATAATTCTTTGTCTGTCCTATATACGCTTTTCCGCTTGGTGAGGTATGTTTGTAAATACACCATTTTCTTTCTTCCATTTTAAACTCCTTGAGTTAGGTATTTGCGAGTAGTAAAGGTTAATGATGGAACGCATAGTTACTCACGCTATACTTTGGTTGCAATCCATTCACCATCAATTTATTATCCTACCATACCTAAATCAAAAATGTCAAGTAATAAAAAAGCCTGACTTATTACTAAGTCAGGCTTCCAACATCGGAGAATGTTATTTACTAGAGGACTACAACGCTGTTAATGCTGCGGCTGGTAACAATGCGTCGTATAAATCCGCGCCAGAGAACCATGTGAGCGATGCAAAATCACCATCTACATCTACTACTGTCATCAGATTATCAAATTCTAAATCTGAGTTTAATACCACTATGTCACCTACTTCGATTCCTTCATCTACATAATCACAATCTTCGCAGGTAGCTTCAGGCTCAATAGCTTCTGGAAACATATCGTTTAAAATACCTTGTTGTGTCACATTTAAGTCTAATGCTTCGGTTAATGCTGTTTGTAACGACATATTGTTTCCTTTTGGTTGGTTATAAAAATTTTGTAAATCGTTAATTACTTCTGGAGGTAACGCTGTGTTTTCTGTGAAGCTACTTTGAAATAGTTGCAAATCCGAATCGCCTTTGAATGTGATGAATGTTGGGACGTTTAGATTTTTAATTGTTGAAGCAAATAATTTAATGACTGCGTCTTTATTAAAGCCACCGCAATCACTTAACCCGATAAAATCGCACTTAGATAGATTTTCACGATACTCTAAATCTTCTGGTGTGCGAAATTTTAAAATCGCGCCATTGTCAAATGTGACTGATAAATCACTTTTGTGCATCTCAACCTTACATTTATATTTTTTTCTAATGCTATCTAAAGTGTTTCCAATGACGCTGTAGTTACCTGTGATAACGAACCCTTTAAACTCGCCATTAGCTTCTTCAGCGCGTCTATAAAAGTTAGCTAACATTGCTGTTGATTTACCGTTCTGTCTATCACCGCAATACATGATTGTTTTGTTATTGCAATAAATAGCTAATTCTTGTGTTTTAGAAATCGGTTTTAAATCTTTCACTGTTTTCTCCGTTAGTTAAATTACTGCCTGAATTGTTCCTCGCTACAGGCTCGCGGGTTTTAGAGCAAGTTACGAGACTCGAACTCGTAATAATAGAATGGAAATCTATGGTGTTACCGTTACACTAACTTGCAGTTATATGGCAGCTCCTATACGAATTGAACGTGTGATGGATGAATCAAAATCACCTGTGTTACCTCTATACTAAGGAACAATTATTTATTTGGTCGGAATTAAAGGATTCGAACCTTTGACTTTTGAGTCCCAAACTCAACGCTCTGCCAGACTGAGCTAAATTCCGAATTTCTGTTAAGTATTAAATCACAGAGAATAGATTTTGTCAATAGCTAAAGTAAAGTTTATATTTCCCGTGCATTGTTAATCCTTAATCTTAACTTCAACAACAGGTAACGCACAACTATTTGTAATCGCGCAAGCTGCTTCAATAGCCTTTCTAAAGTCATCTCTTGCACCACACCAAGCGAAAATAGTACCGTTATTTAACGTAACGTGCTTTTCTTGTAGTGGTAGATAGTTACCGTACATGATTGTGCCTGAATCTGTGTAGAGTGTACTGCCGTCGTAGATTATGATGCTCATTTTACCATCCAAATTTTATCTGTTCCATAAAAATTACTTAACTCGTACAATAAATCTTCTCTAGCGTCACGATATGTAAAATAATCGTCAAACCCGATGAAATCGTAATTTATACCTAAGAATCTCTGGTAGTCATGGGTTAAAACTTGGAGATATAACTCCCTACCTTTAAATCTAATTAGTGATAGTGATTTATTTACAGAAATGTCACCTTGATAAATTTCCATAAACTTTCTTAGCAAATCATCTTCCATAAGACGATGTATAGAAAATATAATTCCTCGCTTAAAATCACCATTTATAAATTCATTTAATAACCAAGTTGATTTACCGCTTCTATGTTCTGTTAATTCACATACTTTCATTTAATACCTCCTAATTTAACGGCAACCTCAGCATAAATATCATCGCAAATAGTGCGTTGCGTATCGTTTAATTTTCTATTCTTGGTAATGTGATTTAACAATTCCTCCGTATCTGATAAATACTTGTCAGACGGCATATCCATCACATTGCTGAGTCTCTCAACTAGCTTAATTGTTAGCGCGTAAGGAGTTAATGCTAAGAGTTTCTTTTTCAGGTATTCATTCTTACCTAGTTTTGCAATTTCATCATCACAAGAAGTTAATTCTTGAACTAGCGTCGCTACTAATGGTGTGAATTCAGTTGCTAATTCTACGAATGTTGCGGCGGTGCCTTCTAACGTGTCGTGCAGAATACATACACATTGTAATTCTTCATGTCTGACTGATACTTTGTATTTTGATAATAATGTTACAACGATAAAAGGATGTGTGATATACGGTAATTTAGAGCCTTTTCTAACTTGACCTTTATGTGCCGCTGCTGCGAATTGAATTGCTTTTATTAGCATTTTTTGTTTCTCCAAGTTTATTTTAAAATTAGCTGGTATTGCGAGAATAAAATTTTCCCCCAATCATGCAAAATTCGTTACTCGTATCAATATATTCTACTTGACAACCTTTAGTTTCAATATCAATATGAACAATGGCAAATCCAGATTGCCAATGTTGAGCATTACAATAGTGAGCATCTAATTTACACATCGCGCCCAATTGAATGTGCTGGAACGCACCTTGTGATAGCGAATAATCATTCTGTACCGAATGTTGATGGTGATGTCCATGAAAAGATTGCATTTTCAATTTCTTAATCTCAGGAGTATGTCCAATAGCTATTGTATTATGTATCACAATGTAGTTTTTAGCTACCTCGTGCTTAATAGATGATTCTTTATACACTGATAAATCTGATTTTGAAATAAAATTCACAGAATGTTTATCTAAGCCGAGCAATTTAGCAAAATCAAAACCATGATATTCGTGCAATAATTCGCGCACATAAGGCGATTCGCTTGCAAAGTGTCGTAGTAACCTACTCTCGTGATTACCCTCCAAATAAGTTATTTGGCTATCTGGAGATACTTTTCGTAACTTTCCTAAAAAATCATCCAACCATTTTAATTCTTGTGAAATTGTAAATCTTCGCGGGTCAACACGCTGATGTGTGTTGAGACATTCAAAGTCTAACACGTCACCAGCTAGACAAATTACCGTTGGGTTAATTCTAGCTACAGTGTCAATAAAGCAACTGACGGAGAATTCGTCACATAATTCGGAATGAAAATCACTGCCAATAAGAACCGTTTGAAATCTGTTATTATCTGGTTTAATATATTTTTCACCATACTCCGCCTTTTTACCATTCAATTGTTGAAGTTTATAATTAGAATCACAATTTGCAATCTGCTTGCAATACTGCTTTTCCAACCGACTCTCACTCAACCCCGCAGCCTGTTTATAATTCTGGAATGTCCCAAAAGTTGATACCCATTCCTTATCAGGCAACACCTTACGCAAGTTAGCACGGGTGGGTTCATCGAGTGATTGCAATGTCGCTATTAGTTTGTCGCGCATATTCTTTAACGGTTAGTTAGTTTAATGCGTGACACGTTAGCATAGATTTGAGGGTTGTGTCAAGTACCTAAACCGTCGCGCCGTGTAGTAATTCACCTGCCTTTATCAAAATACAAGTTGAAAATCTACCTACTAGATTGCTGTTTTCATCAGGCTAAGGTAACTCAACTAGAATATCTGGATGATAAACACCGATAACTTTTCCTGCGATAGTCCCTCTATGTGATGGTTTCACAGTGTTGTCAAAATACGCAATATCGCTAATTTTTAAATACATTTCATTTCTCCGTTAATAATCATTAAATCCAACTTATGCACAACCTTTGCACTACTATTCACATAATAACCTTCGCTAGTCCAGCAGCAAGGTTTCCATTGAGAGTCTTCGTAGATTGCACCCATAACGCTAACTAGCTGGTCTGGTAATGTTTCGTATATTTTAGCTGGTAAGCCGTTTCTAGTAGATAATTCAGTAGTCAATTTCATTATATTTCTCCAATGCAATAATTTCTTGTTTCGATAAGCCTTTAATCCTAGATACCTTACATATCGCACAAGTGCAAGGATTATGTGACTTTGCATGAATAGCAATTAACCTAGCTGTTTCAAGATAAGGTTTGTTTCGTTTAGCCTTAGCTAAGATTCGCCTATAGTGATGGCGGTTTTCTTGGATTGTCACAGTGAAACTCCTACCCTCAGGCATAACTTAATTCTTAAGATGTTGCCGAAACGCTTTTATTTCATTCTCTAGTAGTAATAGCTTTTTACAAAAATCCTGTTTTGAATCATAATTGGTACGGTGTAACTGCATGGTTTGTTGGCAGTCACTAATTCGTAAATAGATTAGTTTTTTCTTATGTTTTTCCCACGGTGATTTTCCGTGATAGCAGACAACAGAACTTGACGAAGGGCGGTTCTTTGGGTTTAAAAACGTTTCTGTTTTATACGTTATTTGAAGAGTTTACAAAATTTAAAAATCTGATTTTACAATAGTTGATTTAGAAAAGCAAGTTGTTTTAATGATAGGGTGGGTGGTACAGCTAAGTATTGTAGTGCAAAGTTGGGGAATGGCGTTACTCTAGCTGCTGGATTAGCGACTATTAACGTAGTCGCTAAATATGTATCCTATAAATACTTAATCTGATTTAAAAACGCTATTACGGAATGACTATTCCAAGGAACTCCAGTTCTAGTTAAGAATCCTTTTGAGTTTAACGCTTTTGCTGTTTTTGATACAGTAAACCCTTTGTTATGGTAAAGGTTTATAGTTTAACATTATTTTCATTTTGAGAATCCTAATTAAGTAAAAATAATACTATGTCATACCCACCCTATAGTTGTCAATAGTTTTTTTATAATAGGGTGGGTATGATATTAGAAAAGATAATTATTCTCGACCAATGAATGGTCATTCACCACCCACCATATAGTCAGTTGCACCCTACAGGGTAGGTAATTGTTCCACATGAAACAATGTAAAGTTTAGGCGACTATATTTCAAGCCGCCTATTACGTCTATCGATACCAAACAGTGATGTCATTATCGACTTCAATTTTACCAATTGACGCGACTATGCCAGTAACATAGAAACGCGTTCTGACATAGTCATAAGTTGATGATAGCTTTAAATTTAAAGGTTTAAATATTTTATTAACCTTCTTTTTTATAGCGTCGTTGTAGTACGGTAATATAAAATCAGCATCAAATTTCAAAATAATGTCGTGCGTTAACGTGCACAAATAAAATTCATTTGTTTGCCTATTTTTAAAAAAACCTACTTCAGTAACTTCTTTTTTCATTGCATTATGCGCCTTTTTGTTGTTAAAATTAGGCGCGTCACAATAACGCGCCTTGTGTTGTTTACGCCTGAGTAATTAAATGCCCATAACTTTGCCGAGCCGTCCTAAATGCCAGTGATTGCATTATCTTCCGGCCTTTTTTGTCATATACTGTGTAACCTTCACTTGTCAAGCATAGCTCAATTCCTGTTTTTGCGTCAGTATAAGGCTTGCCGCTGTCAATGCGCTTTTTTGAGAGTCTTAGTGATGATGGTTTTATCATGACTTACCGCGCCCCGCTAACATCTTCAAATTCCTCAAAGATAATCGATACCGTTTCATAAGCACACCGCCCATATAGGACAGTCGTCAAGTAAAAATTCGTGATTTACTTCACGCTTTTGAGCATCGACACATGCTGCTATAGCATCTTTGTCATCCGCAAAAAAGGTGTCTACCCGCCCCTTTTCAGTCTTGACTTCTACTTCGGGATATCCATAGCGTGAGGCTGCTACTGGAATATAAATTTGCATAGTGAATGATTTTTTTGACTCGTTGATTTTATACATGGTAAATCTCCATCTTGGAAAATTCGCGCCAATAATTTGGCGCGATAAGTAAAAAAGCGCGGCTAAGATGCCGCCTAAAAGTTATTGCTAAGAGCCGCTACTCATAATAATATCACCTTGACAAAATTCACGGGTCCCATCATATACCACGCTTTGGCTGAAATCAATCGATACTCGTATCTTTTAAAACCGCGAGATTTCATTGCAACATGTGCTGCAGATTTATTTTTAAAATTCATAAAACCTCTTCTACTATACCATCAACTAAAATTTCAACGCCATTTTCAGTATGTAAAACTACCGTGACTACTTCCCCAACTTCAGCGCGTCCATCATATAGCGCACCGACTGTACCATCTTGTAGCAATAAAAAAGTTTTCATTATCAACCTCCACACAATTTAAAATAATTTTCAGCGGTACGAATTACCCGCCACCTTTTACCATCTTTGATACAATGACCGATGTAAATCCCTTTTTGTAAAACTCCCCTGTAAGCAATGACTGCCATCGACTTACGATACTCTAAAATCCGCTCTACTTCCGATAGTCCATACTGCGTATACATCCCGTCGCACCCTGAAAATTCGATGATTAAAAAATCGCAGGTAATTTGTAAGCGACTCCATCCGACTGTCGAAGTGCTAAGCGGCCGAATCACAGCGTGCTTAACGCCACGGCTCGATAGCAACTCACTAACCGCTTGCACTGTCACATCCTTGTCGCAACGGAAAACTAACTTTTCAATACTCATAAAAATTACCTTTTTTTAATTATTGTTAAAATTACGATTCGTTCGAGGCGTTCAAACTGCCCGCCGTTCGTTTCGTTGACATAAGATACCGCAAAACTTAAAAACACCCTACTTTTATTTTTACTTATGTGCTTTTATTTTTACTTATGTGCATCAACACTAATCAGCTGCTGTATAAGCTATTGTTTTATATAGAAAATTTATATTTTCGATTGTGTCTTTCGTGTGCATAAGTCTAAAGTCATACTGTATCTGGTCGCAAGTAGTGCGACTCAAGGCTTTCCAGTATCAGCTCTTTGACCATATAAGATGAGGCGGGCGCAGGCGCGTATAAACTAAAAATACAATAAATGCAAATTTTTATTTTATGTAGTTTGTACGAAGTTGGTACGTTAATTGCATACTTGACAAAATTTATTTAGCAGTATTGTGATATAAAAACTTGACAAAAGGATTTGTTTGTGAATGTTGTTTTTGTACTAACTAGAACTTGTTTATTTGAAAATTAGGATGATTATCACAGTGGTATTAGAGGCGCGATGGAGTTGTTGGACGGTTGGAGTTTTTTGGAGGAGCTGGTTAGATTTTTTAGGTATCAAACTGAAAACCATTTCTGGAAAAAGGTAAAATGTTCTGAGAAAATGATGTCATACTTTAACGTGCACAAATAAAATTCATTTGTTTGCGCATTTTTAAAAAATCTTACTTCAGTGATTTCTTTTTTCATTGCGTTATGCGCCTTTTTGTTGTTAAAATTAGGCGCGTCACAATAACGCGCCTTTGTGTTGTTTACGTCTGAGTAATCAAATACCCATAACTTTGCCGCGCCGTCCTAAAAGCGAGTGATTGCATTATCTTCCGGCCTTTTTTGTCATATACTGTGTAGCCTTCACTTGTCAAGCATAGCTCAATTCCTGTTTTTGCGTCAGTATAAGGCTTGCCGCTGTCAATGCGCTTTTTTGAGAGTCTTAGTGATGATGGTTTTATCATGACTTTACCCAATTACGATGACATTATTTAAGCCAAAAACATCAATGCCAATTTGTTTAATAACTTCATCGACGCATAACATACCGCGCCCGCTAACATCATCAAAGCCTTCAAAGATAAACGATAATGCTTCACAACTAGCCGTCGATTGTTTGCAATAACCATAGCCTCCTGCTATGCCATTGGCGCTTGCGTAAAATACCTGATTTTTATCGCGTAAAATTAACTCGTGCGCCCACAAGTCACAATATACCACGCTCGCATTGCCTGCGCGTGACATATATAAACGCAATTCTAAAAATCGCGTTATTTCATTGTTTTCAGTCACGCCTAAGCCGTGGCGCGTTGCAATGCGCTCTTTTTTGTGATGAGTTGTTTTTAACTGCGCTTGTGCATTTTTAATTGTAATCATTGTAATAATCCTGTAATAATTTTAAAGGCTTGACAAATTCAAACCGCGCGACGTGCTAAATAACAATACGCTTTAAAACAATTTTGTGTTCACCCGTTGTATTTTCGCGGTATTCCCGCACTAACCTTTTTGCATCAACAAAATTTTCAGCTATGCACTCACATTCCCAGCCGTACCCGTAGTTGCTGTGTAGCTGCCATTCGTCGCGTGTTTTTCTTTTATACATGTCTAAGCCCTGTCAAATTTTAGTTGAAACAATCCCATAATTTCCGCGTTGTCGGTTGTCATGAATTCGTCTTCAGATAGCGTAATATCGGCTATCGTTTCATACTTGTCAATGCCAGCATAGCTGATTGCTAAATCGATTTGAACATCGTTGTGTCTATCGACGTAACATCTAAACTGACAGAATACCTCCTCGTCTAGATACTCGTACTCCCATTCAACAAAGTCTTCGGATTGATAGCCGTTCTCATAGTTGTCATCATCGTAAAATTCTGTTGTTGTGATACCTTGACAAGCTATATATTCGTCATAGCAATTTTTTTGCATTCTGTCATAAAACGCAGCTTGCTTTTTAGTTATGTGCTTACCGCTACCAAAGCCACTGGACAAGTAGCAATCGACTGTAAAGCCACCTTTATTTCGCGACCAATAACCGTCGTAGCTTTCAAACGGAACTTTTTTAAGTGTTGCGTCGATTATAACTTCAATATCACTTTTGACCGTAAATGTTTCACATGAAACAACCGACTGCGATAAATCTAGTAGTTTTTGTCGCAAGCTGATAGGTATCAGCGGGGCAAAGTCGAATAATAACGTTGCGTTTTCGATTGCTTCACAATAACGCTCTTTAAAATCATTTTCAGCGCGTGTGTTGGCTATCAGTTCCCGCGTGTTTGTATGCTGGGGCGTTGCTAGAATTGCGTCAAAATCAGTCTGCAATTTCACGAAAGGCGCGGTGGTAAATTCAATGCCTTTTGCTTGACAGTCATTCGCTAAAATCTCACAAGTTAGCACGGGCGGTTGTTGTTCTGCGTTTAAGATTTGAATACTCATAGCATTACACCTTTTTCATTAAATAACCATTCATTAGCCGCACAATTTTCTGCGAAAACTTCAAAACTTGTACGATACTCATATTCAGACTCTAATGCTCGATATAAATAATATGAGTAATCATCAAGCCAGTCGTGAAAAGCGTCTTCTACGATTGCAAAATATATTTCAGCGCTGTAACTTTCATTGACTTCGCCTGCCAATTTGTACCCGGTTTTTTTGTAAATTGTCTGTAATCTTTGCGCAAAGTCAATTAAAACTGGGTTGTTAAACTCACGCTTAACTTTAGCTAAAAATCCGCGTTCATAACTAAAATAATCACATGAAAATCTAGCATGATCAGAATGCGAATAGCTTATATCATAAGCTAAAACAGGCTTGTTAAAACCTAACATTTTCAGAAACGCCGTGTGATTGTCTGTGAAAATTTCAGTATCCCAGAAATCCCATTTTTCGTAGATTTTTTGTTGCGTTGGTTCAGGCAATTCTTCTAGTAAAAACGCGGTTTTTTTAGTTTCGAGTATTGCACCAGTACTACCGTACACTATGCTATTTTGCAATAAATCCAGTACACGTTTCGCGCTTAGCATATCGCAAACGTTGATAGCTCCGCCTGTCGAATCATTTTTAATTTTATACATGATAATCACCATCTTGGAAAATTCGCGCCAATAATTTGGCGCGATAAGTAAAAAAGCGCGGCTAAGATACCGCCTAAAAAAGTTATTGCTAAGAAGCCGCTAATCATAATAATATCACCTTGACAAATTCATAAATACACTCTCATCCATATCCTACACACAAACGCTGTGTCTTTGGCATTAAAATTGTTAAAAGCCAAAAAAGCTCCAATTGTTAAACCGCTTTCTTTTGCTTTTCTGATTAAATCAAACATCTTCTATCTCCCTATCGTTAAAAAATTAAATTATACTCTTAAAAATGCAATTTAATTTTTTAACTTGTCACTTATCAAGTAGACGCGCTGCCCCGCGTTTTCTACCCTGCCCGACTTGATAAAGTCAAAAAATTGTTTCCGTATTGTTAAAGAGCTTTGACCGGCTTATCTGTTTGCCGATATTCGTGTGTCTGCCGTTTCGTTAGTAAGTATTCTACAGAAATTATTTTGTAGTGCAAAATAAATATAAATTTATTTTTATTCATGTGAATAAAAACTAATCAGCTAGTGCATAAGACATTGTTTTATATAGTAAATTTATATTTGAGATTCACGGTATCATGTGCCTAGATTTAAAGTCATACTGTGTCTGGTCGCAAGTAGTGCGACTCAAGGCTTTCCAGTATCAGCTCTTTGACCATATAAGATGAGGCGGGCGCAGGCGCGTATAAACTAAAAATACAATAAATGCAAATTTTTATTTTATGTAGTTTGTACGAAGTTGGTACGTTAATTGCATACTTGACAAAATTTATTTAGCAGTATTGTGATATAAAAACTTGACAAAAGGATTTGTTTGTGAATGTTGTTGTTGGACGGTTGGAGTTTTTTGGAGGAGCTGGCTAGATTTTTGAGGTATCAAACCGAAAACCATTTTTGGAAAAAGGTAAAATGTTCTGAGAAAATGAATTCGTCCCGTTAATTTCCAAATGCGCTACGGAAAAACCATTTTTTGCTTTTTGGTATATTATCTTGGCTAATTTTTCAGAAAAGCCATTGGTCGTTGTGATACCCAGCTATTTCACAATTAAAACAAAACCAGATTCAACCTGTGAGCAATTTCTCGCAATGACACATCTAATTCTGGGTCATCCTCACTAAACAAACCCGATACGAAATCACAAGTATTATCCCAAGATAAAGCAATACCGCTCTCATATCCGTCTATTGTAAACATCATGCTTTTACCGTCTCTATCATCTAATGCTTTGTTAGCAAGTGTCGTGTGTTTGAAATCGTAATAAATAGTACCTCTTTCGCTAAATACTCCAACGACACCGATTGCTAATGGTATAAAACCTATCATAAATAACCACTTAACTTAAAAAATCGCATTATGAACTTAAACCCACTCAGGTATCAAAGTACCTTATCACCTAACGTCATCATCTCTCCCAGTAACAACTCTTAATCGATGTAACCTCCTACGGCTATTGTTATTTGACATTCTACACCTAGATAGCTCTTCCAACGCAAAGTTTCTAGGCGCAGTATCATCGATAGACATATCTTTTGATGGTATATTTGTATACATCAATAATATAGCCGCGGTGACTAGATGTATCGCTTTTTGCATAAGGCATTCCTCAATATCAAACCACAAGTAAGAATCTAGGTTTTTAAGCCTAGATTCTTACACTACTTACTCACAAGGGTTAGCAATTCTAAATTTGCGTTTCTAGCATTGCGAATTACATCACTAATGCAATCGTACCGCCTTTATAAAATTCGCGTCTCTAAGGTAGCTTAAAACGCAAATTTGCATACCTAACTCAGCAATCATACCTTAACTAAATCATACCCGTTTATAGATTTAGTTTCAGACGGATACTCCCCTGTTAGTAAATGTACCATTATGACCCAGAACCCACTTGGTATTTTTACTGCTGAGGTTACATCTTTTTCGCTAATTTCCAACACTATTGCACTCAGCCCAGATTTGGTTTTGTAAATATCTGTCAGGGTAATTAGACTATTAGGAATATACTCGCAAGGATAAGTTTCTGTCGTATTCGTAACTGGATAATTCACAATATAATCCTGTCTACGTTTAAGCGACTTACGCCAGTCTTTTACTGGTGGTAGGTTTGCTTCAATAACAGTCGCGTCGGTCATAAATCCAACACTATCGAGTCTAGGTTTTGACTTGTGCGCCCACCAGTATCCATCACTGTCCATCGCCAACCAATCATACCCTTCTGGTAACTTAGCAAAGTCTTTAGCGTATTTGTTGCTAGGTTTGATGATGCGGATTAAGTCTAATTCTGATTTAAAAGTTAAACTACCACCACCTTTTAAATACCAAGAGTGCTCAACTCCATCAATTAAACCATATACAAAAGTATCATCAACGCTTACCAACTCAACCAAATTACCACTGCGCGTCATGTACTTGCGCTTTGCAGCGTAGCGGTGTTTCATTTTTACTCTCATAATATTTCTCCAAAATAAATTTAAAAAATATAACCAATGGACTTACTAGGGTTACTATTCCATTTACACCAATCATCAGCAAGCACTTGATAATCTTCAAAATTTGTTTGTAATTGAACTAATCTAGCGTAAAAGATAGAGTGTGAACATACCATGATGTCTGTCGGTATAATTCCTCTAATTTCACAATGCTTTTTAATAAACTCTGGGTTTTTAATTAGTTGCACATGCGATAAATCTTTTTTCAACTGGTTTGTTTTTACTTCAAAATCTGACATTTTGTTTCTCTGAGGGTTGTAGTTAAGCGTAATTGCTTGACAGGTGATAATTTAATTGTTGTAGTACGCTACGCGAAGCGCGTGAAGAATTCAAAACTCTAACTACACGAGTATTGTTTCACGAGTATGATTAAAGTCAAGAAATTATTTCATTGTATCACATCTTAATTTGATGAAAATAGGGCTGGGTATAATTCCAGCCTTTCTGAAACATTCTTCTTCACAATTTCTCGTAAATCAACTCCGTTAATAGTATCGCCAAACAAACCACCTATATGCCAATCTAATGCAATAGTTGTGAATTCCATAGAAAAGTCTCTATGTGCATCTAAACGCTTCAACACTAACAGCTGCCCCGATAAATCGGATTAGTCTTACACTAGCTCTGCGTTCGTATAGCATTGCCAACTCGCAATGCTCCTTTCGCAATCAAATCGAAAGTGGTGAGAAGTATAATTGAAGATTGAATTTTTTTCAAATGTTTTTGTTATGTAGTAGATAAATCGTATTTTTAAGCATAATAAACGACTATATTTTTCTATCAATTACTATAAATAATATAAAAGAATAAGATACGTTGCCTAGATAATTCTTCCAATGTGATGTTTCGTAACGCTACGCGGAGCGTCTGCAATAAACATATCTTCAGGATTGCATATTTGTGAATCTCCATAATACCGCCGCCGTGTATGGGTGTTTTGCTTTTTACATTCCTATTCTTCACTCAACCACTCCAAAAACTTAGTCATGTCTCCAAATAAGTAAGCTATTCGGTTCATAACTGACAGTACCATTCGTCTAATTTAACATAACCTTCACATTGTAGCGCACTATAACTACTCCGATACTTCCAACCCGCATCAGAAGGTATCAATTTTACCGAAATAAATCCGTATCCCCACCGACGAGATTCTTCTATTTCATTTATTAGATGTTGATTGCTTGTCGCGCTAAGCATAGTAGATACTGTTTTGTAAGTAATCATTTTAGTTCTCTAAGTAAATTAAGAAACAACAACTTTAGTTACGGTTTCAACAAACTTTTTATCTAGTTGTTGTTTCACATAATCTATATCACAATCTTTTGAAATGTGTAACTCAATTCCATTGAAATTAAATATAACATAATCAACATCCAACTGCATGGGTTTTTGTTTTACCTTAACTATAGAATCGCCAATTTGAAATTCAACTCTAATAGAAATATGCGCGTTCATTTTAATTCCCCGAAATTTGTAGTCAGACGAAACGCTTTCAGCGCAGCGTGTCTAACTTATGTAGTACGTTTGTCAAGCATTATTTATTGCTGTTTGTAATAATCTGCTTTTAATCGGAACCCCATGCACAATATTTCCTAACCCAACGGATAGTACATCATTGTTTAATTCTAACTTAACAGCATTGACGATTGTTACAAAGGTATCATTTGCACTAAACCACTTGATGTGGTTTTTCGTATCACATAAGCCACAAATTTGTCGTAATCTGTTTCGATGCTCGCAGAGTGATGCGGCGCTTTAATACGCACCAGCTAACCAATCGCTTACGGAGGTATAATCACCGTACTTATACAGTGTTGCTCGGTAAGTAAAACCATTCAATATAGGTGTAATTGCCAATTGCATTTTGCAATCAGTATACTTCTGTAAAAGATTTATCAATTGGGTATATTGCTGTGCGTCAAGCAGTAGTTTTGCACTGTGATTACTAATAATTTTAATTCTCCGAAATTATCTAAAAAGATTGTTTCCTATTTGGAAACAATCACAAATAGCTATACTACGCTGTAGCTTCACGGGAAGATTTACAACCCACGTTTAATATCCCATAATAACGTAACCAAACGCCTATCCAAACTCTTAGTCTCAGCGTGAATACTTTGCATATCCGTACCTATCACAGTGAATGGCGGTAGTCCAAACAAAGCACACACTCGCTTAATGCGCTCAACGTTAATCTGCTCATAAAACTTATCGTATTCGTCATAAGTAAGAAAGCGCACGGTAAAAGAATCACCGAAGTCTAATTCAACAGTCACTGTGCAAGCGTAATTAGTGTTTATGTGACTATTACTACCGAGATACTTATTAGCAACCCACAATTGGTGTTGTGTGTCCGTAATATTTATGTCAGTAGGAGTTTTGCCAATGGCTATTCTGTCT